GGGTTTAGCTCAGCTGGGAGAGCGCTTGCATGGCATGCAAGAGGTCACCGGTTCGATCCCGGTAATCTCCACCAATGAAGAGCAAAACGAACACGAGGTCACCATTCAAATGGTCGGCAACGTGTTCGTTTTGTTTTGTGAGATTCCAAGCGTTTAATCAAGTTTTAATCAAGCTCTAAGCAAGATCGAACAAACAAAAAATGCCCGCACTTTCCGTTTCGGATTGTGCGGGCATTTTCCGTTTTTGTGTTAGAATTTTCCGAAATACGGAAAAACTTGCCGAAATAGAGGGTTTCTTGCCAAAATGCAGACAAGCCGACCATGAATCGGCTAAAATCAGCAACAAAGGAGACCAAAGGCTATATGATTAGGATTTTGCTGTCAACCCGCCTTGGCGAACGGCGGATGACACAGAGCGACCTTGCTCGTGTCACAGGGATTCGCAGTCAGACTATCAACGAGTTGTACCACGATTTTGCGGAGCGTGTAAATCTGGACGACCTCGACCTCATCTGTGAGGCACTGGACTGTGACCTCGAAGACCTCATTGTGCGAGAGCCCAACATCGAGCGCAGGGTCAAAGAGGTGCGTCATATCCCCCAGACCGTGAGCAAGTCTCGCAAGAAGTAACCCCCCATCTCCTGCCCGGATGCACGTTATGCGTCCGGGCTTTTTTCATCTTCATCATTGCGCAGCTGGATGGTCTGCCCATCCGGCATGATGATTGCAACCTTGCCGCCGCACAGTTCTGCTGCCTTGATAAGGTCATCCGCCGACCAGCGGTTCATGCGCACCTTGTTGCTCATTGCCTGCTTGCTGCTCATACCGAGGACTTCGGCCAGATCTGTCTGCTTCTTCCCTGTCATGGAAAGCAACCCCTTGATGATGTCCGACACTGTCATGTGTTCATCCACTCCTTTCATGTATAGGGTACACCAAAATCAATTACTTGTCAACCTCTTTTATTTCAAAGTAAATCAAAAAAGTTTATCAAAACTATTGACAAGTAAACCGAAAAGGTGTACAATGTAGATGTAAGGCAGAGAGCGAAAGCCCCTTACAGAAAGGAGTGAGGTGAATGGAAGACATGAACGTAACCAAGGCGTTGCTCAAAGCAATCCTCGAACTCATCGAGAAATGCGACACGCTGGAAGAGCTCCGTGAGAGCGTCAAGAAGATTATGGAAGAGTAAAAAAGAAGACCAGCCACCGTCCAAAGCAACTGATCTTCAACACCGAACCAACGGCGAGCCGGGAGCCTTACCCCGGCCGCCCTCTATTTTAACAGAGTAAGGCCAGAAAGACAAGAGGGTAACAGCATGAAGTTCATTGACATTAACCGCGAGTTCACCGCCGCAGCCAGCAGCTACATGGCACAGGGCTACTACATCAACGCCGGAACGATGGGCGGAAGCCAGGGCGAGGTCGCTCACATCGACCTCACCAACGGCACCGAGATCATCCGGGTGCTGCTCACCACGTTCAACAACTACCTAGGCACCGAGGGTGTAGAGCTGATTGTTGGCCGGGTCAAGGACGACATCAAGCCCAATCAGGAAGACCGCCGGAGCACCGTCTGGAATGAGCGTCTGGAGGTCATCAGCAGCAAGAAGTTCTACCGTCTGAACAACCGCGCACAGGATGGATTCTACGGCACAGAGGAGGAAGCAAACGCCGCCGAGGAGAAGCGGTTTGACCGCTACAAGAGCCGCCGCAGCAATGACAGTGCGGTGGATGTGACCACAAAGGCCGCTCCGATGGTCAAAAGGTACATCCACGAGAAGTTCGGTGTCCGGCGCGTGAAGATGGACGATATCAAGGTCGTCAAGCACGGTGGCCGCTACACCGTCACCTACCACAAGCACGCTGCACAGCTGCACTAAGGGGAGGGCGCAAAGATGGTCACGATTCAGAGCCAGAACTTCGGCGTTGAGATTGAAATGACGGGCGTTTCCCGCGGAACAGCCGCCTCCGTCATCGCCAACTACTTCGGTGTCGGCGGTATCCACTTTGCAGGTGGCACCTACCAGACTTACGAGGCCAAGGACAGCAAAGGCCGCGTATGGAAGTGCATGAGAGACAGTTCCATCACTCCCCGGCGGCGCAGAGGCGGCGCAATCGTAGAGGCAGACGATACCTACCGCTGCGAGGTTGTGACCCCGATTCTCCAGTATGAGGACATCACCGACCTGCAAGAGGTCATCCGGGCACTGGTCAAGAAGGGTGCCATGGCGAACAGCTCCTGTGGTATCCACGTCCACGTTGACGGTGCGAACCACACGCCCGAAAGCCTCTGCCGGCTGCTGAACTTCGCCACCGGGCGGCAGGATCTGTTCTACGAAGCCCTGCAGATCGGCAACCGCGCAGACCACTGGTGCCACAAAATCAACCCTGCCCTGTTCCGTGAAATGAAGAAGAACGGCCGGGCAAGCCGGAACGATGCAGAGCGCATCTGGTACAGCGTGGCGAATGACGGATATGATGGAGGCGTGGATTCTTCCCACTACAACAGCACCCGGTATCACGGAATCAACCTCCATGCATTCTTCACAAAGGGCACCGTGGAGTTCCGGCTGTTCAACGGAACCACCCACGCCGGGCGCATCAAAGCATACGTTCAGTTCTGCTTGGCAATGAGCGCATGGGCTATCAACTGTGACCACGACAACCTTCACTTCAAGTCCATCAGCGGGTACACCCAGCAGCAGAAGCACGATTTGATGATGCGAGTGCTTACAAAGCGTCTGGGCATGAGAGGCCCGGAATTCAAGACCGCCCGGTTGCATCTCACCTCTGCATTTTTGACAGAGGCCGAGAGTGAAAATACCGCCGCCTAAAAACCGAAAAGCTGCGCTATCTGGCTATACGGGCATTTGGAGGATATGACAATGAAACTTTACAAATACTCCGGCACCATCGAGGAGCTTGCCGTTGAACGCGGCCGAATCTCCTATATCAAACTCTTTGATGTGACCGACTTCGACAAAGCACCAACCAGACTGGAAGTCTTCGGTGCGCTCGGCAAGTACATTGAGGCCATCGAGGGAACCGATGCCGAAGAGCGGTACATCAAGAGTGATTGGTACTTTGACAGCAACCTGTATCTGCGCCGCATTGAAGTCCCTGGCGTGGGCGATTGGCCGGCAAAGATTATCACCCAGTCGCCTGACGACATCGACCAGCTGGAGATCTTCGGAGAGAGGGAGTACATCGAAATCAGCAAGCCGAAGTCGATGCCCGGCGAGGAAGTGAATCGCTGGCTGATGTGGGAACGCCAGAACATGAAGTGAGGAGGTTATGACCATGTTCAGTATTACCGATAATGAGAGATTGCGGGATGCGTATGCACTCCTGATGTTCATGCAGAGCGACATTCCCGCCTCTGCCGAAAAGAGGTCTGCCGTGAAAAACT